GAAAGGGCCCAACAAGGGCCCTTTCAAAATAATTAACACTCGAAAGTATTAAGCACCTTCAACACCGAAGATACCTCTAGGGTCAGAAACTCCGAAAGAGTATCTTTCTCTAGCTTTGTATCTCATGTTTCCAGTATCAAAATCACCTTCCATTTTAGTAGAGATAGGTGATCTCTCAAAGTACTTCATACCATTTGGCACGTCTGTAATGATGTAGAACGCATCAGTGTCAGTTAGGAAGTTGTTAACCACATAACCTTGTGGAATCATTCCCATTGACATAATTGCGTTGATGTCATTATCAGCAGTTCCAACTCTTTGTGCAGACTTCATTAATCTCTCTGCTGTGAATTGTAATTCACTTGGAATGATCATTTTCATTCCTTTAGCAGCGATCTTAAGACCTCTCTCATCAGTCATCGCAGCAATGTCGATTAAAGACTGTTCAAGAGAAGTTTCATTCAAGTCAGCTTGAGTAGTTAAAGTGTTTTTGTAACTACCAGCAATTGTTGGGTGAGCAGTGTTAAATAAAGAAACACCGTCGCCTGAATTGTAATTGTTAGTAGTTGGTAATCCTTGAATTAAAGGATTAACAGCTTTAACTTGTTTTGTTTGTGCCATTGAACGAGCTAACGCTTTTGTATATCTTGAAGACAATCTGTCATACAAGTTATCTTCAATCGCTTCTTCAGTGATTGAGAACGCTAAAGCAATAGTTTCGTGAGTGTATCTTGCTGTGAAAGTCTCTTGAGCATTGTCAAAAGTCACACCAGAACCCTCAGGTTTAACCTGTGCTTGAGCGAAACCTGATAACATCACTTCTTCTTCAAAAGCTCTGTCCGAAGTTTCCTTCGTATAGATTTGCTCGTGTTGGTTTTCGTATTGTTTATATTCCAGACCGAATAAAGCATTCAAACCTGGCTCTAGTTCTTTAACTAGTTGTGATCGTGATATCGCCATAATTTATACTCCTTATATTCCGGCTGTTTGTTTCAAGAAGTGTTCGTTGATAGTAACGACTACGTTCGCGTTAGCTGAACCTAATTCGTTATTCTCAGGATCTTTTGAAACTCCGATTATTTTTAACTGAGCTGCAGTTGCTGCCATAGTTCCAGAAATTTCAGTTTTTGAAACATAGTTTGGCGAACTACCCGCAGTGTACGCAATGTCAGCACATAAACCGATATCTGCAGCGGCTACTGTACCAGCACTTTGTACTTCAAACCTCTCATAGGGATCATCAGCTACAAATCCAACAATGTCTGTTGCAGTGTTAGATGCAGCTAAGTGATTAGCCCATGTGGGTTTACTTGTTGAAGCGTCAGTATAGAAAACACCGTTAAGTGATCCTAATAAAACATCGCCTGCTGCCGCTACACCAATAGTTCCAGTTGCTAACATTTCAACTGGGTCCCATTGATAAATAGCTGTTGCAGAAGCTGCAATGCTGTACTCGGATAAACCTTGGTTGTCTCCATTCTGACCAACTTTTCCTATTGCTTTCAATCCGAAAGCGGCGTCTTTATTTGCCATAGTTGTGTCCTCCTATTAGACATTTAGTTTAGTTTATCCTTTGATGGTTAGGAATAGTTAAAAAATTAACTCTTCTTTGAGCCACCGAAGGTTACACGTGTCTGTCGATCTTGATTGATCGGCATACTTGGGTGCTGTTCCTTCATAAGATCGTTTTCAACTGCTTTGTCTTGATCCATACCTTGCTGTGCAAAATAATCAGATCTCGACTTTGCGATCTCTTCCGGTACCCTTGTCAGCACAAGGCCACCAACTCCGATCACTCCCTTGTATTTTCCATCTTCAATGATTGGATAATCCGAATCTGGGTATTCATCAGCACGAACCATTTCGTAACCTGATCTTAATCTTCCAGCGACGTTTTTAGTGTCTTGGAAACCCATAGATTCTACTCTTACCCATCTATGTCGATACCCGTTAGGGGCAGGGGGTGCATCTAAAGATGACGGTGGAGTCCAGACTTTTTTTCGAGCTTCTTTTTCTCTAGTCTGACTCGCACGAGAAGCTCTTTTTTCGTTTTCATTACTCATATGCTTTTACTCCTTCGTGATTATATTTAATTGTTTCGCATATTCTTCAAGTGGCACACCTAATTTTTTAGCTATTGCTACCTGTGACGGTGTGAGTCGTACAGATTTGCGACCAGGTTTACTACTTCTGTTTGCCGAAGCAACAACTTGAGTAGGTTTGCTAGTCGTATTTCTACTTACACTATCAAATTTATGCGGAAATTCAAGTTTTATTCTTTTATCAATTTCAGAATAATACTCGTCCGTTTGTGGGTCATAACCTTCATCTTCAACTAGCTTTTTATGTAGGCTAAATGCAGTGTAAGTCATGGCTTCATCTTGACCAAACCATGTGTTCTTTTGAGCCCATTGTTGAGCTTTTGGATCTGGATTGATCGGTTGTTCCTGAATTTGAGGTTGAATTTGAGGCTGTTTTATTTCCTTTTCTTCAACTTTTCGTTCAGGTCTGGCTTTTAACTCCATAAGTCTTGCTTCTTCATAACCAAGTCTTGATATCTCAGTTTGAGCAGCAATCTCAGATTTTAAATCGCCATCTTCTCTAGCTTTAGCTAATTTACTAGCCGCAGCTTCCATAGAAGATTTAATCCTATTTTCCATTTCAGATATATAACCTGTATCTAATTTAGAATATTTGGACTTAAGAAGTTCTTGCTCGGTTTGAACTTTTTTTGCGTATTCTAAAGCAGCAGCTTCTCTTCTTTCTGCCTCACGCATTTTTTTAGTTAACTTCGCTATTCTTCTTTTTACTCCTTCAGAGTAATCTTCTAATTCTTTCTTTTTTTCTTCGTCAACTTTATTTTCTTCTGTTTCTTGGTCCGTGGTTGTGTCTGCTTGAACAGTAGACTGCTCATCAGATTTCTCAGCTGAGTCATTGGACTCAGTATTGTTTTCAGTGTCATTTGATACCTCTATGTTTGATTCAGATGTTTGTTCCTCCGGTAATTCAACCTCGGCACCTGGACCAGATGTATCTATGTCAACTGTTTTTTCTTGTTCTTGCATAGTCTTCTCCTATGTTAAAATTGATGGAAGATATCTTCGGGGTCTTCCACTGTGGCTAATACTTCATCATCATTTAGAAGTCTAACCTCCCCGCCATCGATTTGAATTCGGCTTCCTGCATAACGCGCAAAGATTACCCAATCCCCCTTCTTGCACCAAGGACCTTCAGGAAATTTTTCCTTATCATAACAATGTGGTCCCATAGCAAGAACTAAACCACAAGTCGATGCAACTTGTGATCGTTCAATAGACTCGTCAGCTAAAAAAATTCCACCTTTAGTTTTTTCTTTTGCTTTAAAAGGTAGAATCAACATTCTCCAACCTGTTGGTTTCGGAAGTTTAGTAGATGCTTTGTCTTTTATTGAATTATGTTTATCAATAGCTTCTTCAGCTTTTTTATTTTCTTCGTTGTACTTTTCTTCAAGCGCTAATTTAATCTTTGGGCTTTCCGAAGTCGACGACGTTTTCTGGTCTTTCAGTATCATTTTTTTTATCCTCCTTTGGATTTAGCAGGTTTGATATTTCCTGTTCTATTAATTGTAAGGCATGTGCCTGTCCTAAAAGATATCGATATTGTTCCATATCTTTTACTCCTCCAGCGACCATTGTTTCACCAACGGACTGATAAGAATCTCTTATTTTTTTTCTAAGTGTGGGTACGAAAGTTTCTAGTGTATAGTGTTCCGACATTTAACATTTCCATCTTCTGCGAGCCTGTCTTAGTCTTGAGTTTGGATCTTTCGCAGCTGAAGGAAATTTTTTCATTTGGCCAGCACTTCTAGCACAATATGATTTACGTCGATTAGCAGCTTTTGATCCTGGCTTGACTTTTCCAGTGACCGCTGTTTTTAATTTAGATCCAGGGTTTTCACGTCTGTATCTTGCAACACCCGCCTTAGTCATACCAGCACCAGATTTAGTGGGTCTGAAATATTTCTTAGAACGTGGTGGTTGTTTATCAGGTGTTCTTGCCATAATAAATATTAGTTTTAACTTCTTTTTGATTTTTTTGCAAACGTTTTCACGTTAGTTGGCTTAGGGCCAGTGTTTGGGGCGGCACGTTTTCTGGCAACAGCACTCGCCTTTTGCGACTTTGTCATCCGAGTGGCTTTTGCAAGTGGGACGCATTTTGGATAAGCTCTTTTGCTTCCCTTCGATCTCCCGCACGGTTGATATTTCCCGTTCTTCTTCGGAGCTCCTATGTCCACCCATTTCTCTTTTACCCATTTACGTAATCCTCCTTGAGCCATTATTTTCTTTTTTTAGTTTTTTTCTTACCACCTGGTTTTATTTTACCAGAACAAACTGCAGACCCATACATATTAGCATATGCAGATGGATATACTTTAAATTTTCTTTTAGCCGCAGCTTTTCCTTTTGCGCAAAGTTTAGCCACAAGCTCTCATTCCTTTTTTGTAGC